GAACATGATCGTTTAAGTTTTTAGTTTCAGGATTTACGTCAATCTCATCCTTAAATTCATAGAATCTTTTATTTAATAGATTCTTATTGGCACTACCCATCGGCAAACTCTTCGTCTGTAGTTACATCATCAATACCAAGTTGAGCAGAGTCATACTTTAGTATCAACTTTTCACAGATAGAGTCGTAGATGTATTCTTGAGTTTCTACATCAGATATAAGAGCACCGAAGTCTTTAGATTGGAACTTATGTTCTTCTCCATTTTGGTCAACGAAAGTATACCAAGCACCAGCTTGTTTTACTAACTTGTGGTCTTTCATTACAGTTAACCAACTCCCATAATCATCAATACCTTTATCAAAGAAAAGTGGAAACTCAGCACTTCTCAAAGGTGGACCTAATCGGTTCTTGATTACTTGAGCTCTTATTTTAATACCAATAGTATCTTTTTTGGTATCTTTGATTTGTCCCATATTCTTTAATCGAATACGAGTCGAGGCATGAAAAGGAAGAGCCTTACCACCAGAAGTAGTCCAAGGATCTCCAAACATCACACCTAATTTTTGTCTTAACTGATTGGTAAAGATTAAACAAACTTTTTGACGAGCAATCATTTGAGTAATCTTTCTCATAGCTTTAGACAGAACGATGGCTTTACTTGTAGCCCAACCATCCTTGTCGAAGTCGGCATCCATCTCCACTTTGGTTGAAGCAGCAGCCAAACTATCGACTAATATTGTAACCAGTTTATCTTTACTTGATTCACGAATCTTTGTAACTATTGTTTCGATTGTATCAAATATATCCTCAATTGTTTCTAAGTGGACATATAACATACTATCAGTATTCACACCAATAGCCTGTAAGAACTCACTTGAAACAGCAGACTCGGTATCAATATAAACTGCAAGACCATCTTTTCTTTGGGTAGAAGCAAGAGCGTGAGCACCAATAAGTGATTTACCACTTCCCTCTAATCCATTGATTTCTGTAATCCTTCCAGCAGCTAAACCACCGTGTGGTCTATTTGATATTGCCAAATCTAACAAGGTTGAACCTGTGCCAACCCAATCTGTTACATCGGTTGGAGTTTCTTGAACACCATCCAAGAAGTAAGCAACTTGGTTTGACTTGAATTGTTTGTTTAGTTCCCCAGCAATTATATCCGCTAATTCATCTCTATTAGACATTTATTTCTCCTAAAAATTGGGTGAGCCGGAAAAGGAGGAAACCAGCTCACCCCACCGTACGGTTTATGAATTAAATAACTTATCGAAATCATCTTCTACATTTGAAGAACCTTCAGTAGCAACCATTTCTGGTTCTTTTTCTGTTGTTTCTTCTGTAGAATCTGATGGGTTTAGAAAGTTAGAAAGATGACTCTTTAACTCATCAAAAGTTGGTTCTTGATACAACTCTTTGATGTCAGGTTGTTCATCTAACAATCTTTGTAGTAAGTTAGAATCATCGGAAAGTGCTGTAACGTTTGGTTTGACACGAATGGTAGTCTTACCATATTGGTTACCAGCTTCAGCAGGCGTTTGTCTTTCGACAACAATATCACGACCTGTTGTAGCATCGGATATATCACCATAGTCTGGATCGGCTATGATACCAAGAAGTTCTTGATATACAGTTTTACCAAATCCCCAAAACTTTACACCTTCGGATTCTTCACCACGAACAACGACAGGAACAAAAGTTCTCATCTTTGGTTCGATTCTCTTACCTTGAATCCATTCATCTTTGTTGCCAGTTGATTTCAACTTATCAGCAAATTGTTGAACTGGATCAGGTCTACCATATGAAAGTGGTGACAATACAGTTTTATTAGGAACTAAACTGTAGTGAAAGAATAACTCACTAAAAGGATTGTTCTTATCATGTAAGTAAGGTACAATTCTAATTTGAGATTTTCCAGGTTGAGGTTTCCAAAACGCATTTGTTTGTGTGTTCTGTAACTGATTAAGACGGCTTTTTATAGCATCTAAGTCCATGTTTATTCTCCTAGTTTATGTTTATTATTATTGTTACACCTATAAATATTACTTAAGTAAAATTTGTAGATAACCAATTTATATAATATACAAACTTTTGATGAAAGAGTCAAGAGATTTTTTCAAGTATTTTATCAACTTTTTCTTCTAAGGCAGACAACCTACTTTCTACAGTAGTAGGTTTAGTTTTGTATGCCATGTATTGTTTGTAAACCATATCTATCATCCTATCTTTAGGTATTACATTTGAAGGAAGATTGTTTTTATTTTCCTCGTACCATAATATAACATCTTTTTTCCAAACTTCCAAATCTTTTTTTGTAGAAGTTTCGATGTTTAGTTGCGGCATAGGTTTTATTGGTTTTTTTTCTGGTATAGGTTCGGCTCGTAAAAACTTTTGAATATCTTTCTTGTCTCTATAACCCAAAAGAGTTGTACCTATATTTGAGTTGTATATAAGAGGAACAACATTCTGTAACTTGCCCATACGAATAACACTATCGTATATTACCTTTGATTTTTGCTCATCAATAGAATGAATCTGAATCTTTTGTTCATCATTCAGAGTTTCATTTATTTGGTCTATTGACGGCTTCATTTTCTGACACCAGACACATCCACTTCTGGTAAAAAAATATATTGGTGACGCCATTATAACTCTATTATCTTTAGTATCCTTGTTGGTATTTTCTGTAAACCTTCTTTATTCGATATTAAAATCATATTCTTATATGTGTCCCATTCGACCTGATAGTTAGTATCCAACACTCCGTTGTTTATTAACTTTATCAGTTCGTTTAGGGCGTTTATCGTATAAAGTGTATTGGTTATCTTTTTACGATGTAAAGATATTGTATTCTTTACAGCATTAAAATCTATTTCATCTTGTTGATTAACATTATAAGTACAAATTAATTCTTTTGGTTTGTCCTCATTTTGTAATACATAAATCTTTTCAAACACGACCTTGAAGTTTTTTGTGATGTCACGAATTGATTGCTCAAGATTATGCTGAGTCGTGAATGTACATAGTAATTGTGTTTTCATTATGGTTTCTCACCTGTTTTAAAGCATTTTTGCATACCTGAACTGTAAGTCATTGTATTATCTGTTTTGCCAGCAGCACCATTTTTTGAACGATATGATTTATATCCTATCTCTGTTTTATTACCCTCTTTATCAACAATATAGGTAAATACTTTTTTGCCAGTGACTACTGTTCCTGTCTCCTTATCATAAGTTAGATCATCAGTTTCTTTCAATTCAAAATTTTCGGTAAAATCTTTTGAGTTTTCAACTCCGATACAATCCCTTAAAACTTTTCCGTTAACTATATTTCCACCCATATTAACATCTAAGGCAGAACCTATCATACTATTTGGATTTCCCTCTTCATATTTTTTCGGAGGGTAGTCCATCATAGTTAGATGAAATGCTCTCGATGCTTCTTCAGCTTCCATACGAGTTCCAAGTCCAGACTTTACTTCATTTAACTTATTAATTCTTTCCCTTTGCATATTTACCACTTTTTCTCTTTGTTGTGATAAATTTCTTTTTACATTAACACCTTCAGTATTTGGATATTCTTCTTCATAAGCCAAACCTACTTTATTAATAACTTTTGTAAGTTCATCAGTAAGTTTATTATCATCAGCTACATATTTGAGAATTACTTGATATTTTTCTTCCAAAGTCAACTCTTCATCGGCAGGATACTCTTTATCTTTTGGTAAATATTTTTGATACTTTTTATTTATCGGTGGTTTTTTATTAGCTCCAAATAAAGATTTTTCAATGTTATTTTGAACTGTTTGTGGGTTTTTATTTAGAACTTCTATTTGTTGGTTCATAGAAAGTTTTAACAAATTTTGTGCTACTGGTACTGCCTCTCTTTGATAATTTTCTTCTATCTCTGTTATTTGATTTGAATAATTATCAATTATTTTTTTGGATTCTTCTTTTTCATTTTCACTCAAATCTAAACTATCAATTGTCTTTTTATAATTTTCACCCTCTTGCGATAATGTAGAGTTATCTTGAATATCATTAGTAGTAGTTTTATCAGAATGAAATTGTATTAATAAATTGCCATCATTATCTTCAACAAAAGTAGCAGTATCAGATGGGTTTATTCCACCGCCACCAGCCTCTATAAAAGCAACGGCATCCTCTTCTTTAACATCTTGTCCATTAGGTAAAAGAATTGTGTTAGCATTTTTTACCATTTCAACTTGAGCAGTTATTGAAATTTTAGCTCCATAAAAAGTTGAAGTTTTTTGAGGTTCACCAAACTTATTTTGTTCTTGTAGGTTTTTAATTCTTTTTTGCGTTCTTTCGTGTTTCTTTTTTGCAGACCTAGCAGAAACAACACATTTTGACCAAAGTTTTTTATTCTTTATTCCCTCTGGAACTTTACCTGTACCTGGAGTTTGTGCTTGTTCTTTTCCAAGCGCAGTATCTTCACTCATCTCGTACAATTTCATGGCAAGTTCTTCATCTGTCATATCTTGATTCTTTTCTAATATATGAACACCCTCACCTGACATTATTTCATTGAAAGCAGAACCAGCTCCACCTGGTGCAGGTTTTGTACCAGTATTTTTTTCAAATTTACTATAACCATATTTGAACATATCGTTTTTAACTTGGTTATCACCCTCATTAGGATCACCAGCAACTATATTGTCTTGTTGAGATTGAGTATCAATATCACTATCATCAATATCGTTCTCGTCATCACTTCCTAAATATTTTTCGGTATCACCTAATTTAGGACCTGCCACAGATGTTGAATCTTTATCATCTTTTTTCTCACCACTTTCTTTGTCTTCTAATTCTTTTGCAGCTTTGTATGCCTCACTATCTTTATCCCTCACAATAGCTTTACCATAGGTGGTTTCTTGGTCTTTATCACCTACTTTATATTTTACTGGCGTGTCAGGATCTATTTCTTTCTTTTCTAATGCCAAGATAACATTATCAACCACATCTTTATCAATACCTCTTGCTAAACAAATTTCTTTTAGTAAAACTAAATGATAATCGTTATTTGGGTTTGGTATACCATTAGGTACGATTCGTCTCCAATCTATAAAAAGTTTTCCTAAATCAAAACTCATAATCTGTTAATGTCCCATAGGTGTTACCGACTTTACTGTGTATAATAAAATCATCTTGTCGTAAGATTTCTTGGATATCATGTATTGTTTCTTTCCCATCTTTTTTAGCATAATCAAATAAAAAACTATCGTAGTTGTAATGAACTATGTTAGTCTTTCTCTCTAATAAATATGTGTGTAGTTTATTTAAGATAGTAACATTCCTTTCAGTTTCATACGCCTGTATGTAATAATTAAATAACTTTTGAGCATTAAGGTCACCTAAATTAGCTCTTTTCATTGGTCGTTTATAAATATGTGTTAAGATTCCATTCCGAGTCATATATTCGTCATAAAATACTTTAACCAAGTCCTCTACACCTCTGAAAAACTCACTCATCTTAGCAATCTCTTTTCTGACACCACCATATAAGTTTTGGAATGTGATATTCTTAGCTTCTGACTCTGTTACACCAAGGTCTTCTGCTAACTTACCATAAACTGACGAGTTACCAAAGTCATAATCAGTTAGTTTGGCAATCAACCTTGGGTGATACGACTCAAAATCAAACTCTACAAATACATCGTTAAGTGGAGAAAATGCTTTTCTTTGTTCTTGTGTAAGAGCAGCAAAGTTAAGATTGTGAATAGAGTTAGATGGTCTTGATGTGGTTGTAAAGAAGTTATAGTTCTGATATATTTTCTTTTTGTAAATATACTTTAACATATGGTCACCGAATATCTTTGTAAAGTCTGTATTCACTCCAATACCATTTGATTCTAACTCACCGAAAGCATTTACAAAGTCATTATGAAAGTTTTCTAACTTATTGAAATCTGTCATATCTTTATAATGTGGAACATCTTCACATAGTTGCTCTATCATTTTGTCTAACGGATAATAATATGTAAAATCATCTTGGTCGTAAAAACTATCCCATTGTATATGGTCAAGTGGTTTGTTTGTCATCCAATAGTTTAGAATATCAGCACAATACTTAGGGCGACCAGCAAAATCATAAGAGTATCCAGCTTTCCAATCATCAATCAACATTCCCTCGTCTGCTGGATAATCTATACCAACAGTCATCTTCTCATAATGATTAGCATAAACTAACTTATGTTCTATAGCATCGTAAGCTAAAACTAAGTCATTTAACGGGTGAGACTTGGACCAGTTAGGTTTAGTAATAACCAATTTAATCATACCTTAAGTTACACAAGATATAACATAAAGTCAAGATTTATTTTATTTATAATTTTTAGTGTCTAAAGCGCTCTTCCAAACAGCTTGAGCAGTAACGTATTTTTTATACCACTCATCAAATATTTTTTTAAATGTTTTGTTTTTTTGATTTTGCTTTGCTTCAAATGGTATTATGATTTTTGATAAAACACTTGAAGCACCATTATCACCATCACCAGTAATACTGATTACGCTCCATTTTGATTTTGTTTCTTTAGGTATATGCCAAGATAACAGATTAAAAAAGTGAAAATTGTTCTTTTTTAAAAAGCTAGTATTATCCGTATTATTATCATAACTCAACTCACTAGAAACAGCATCACCAAAAACACCTATTCCTCGCATCTTAGTATATTCAAAAGCACCAAGTTGAACAGCAAGTGCTTTTTGTAAAGGATCTAAATCAAACTTCTCCTCAGCAGCTACTCTATCAAAAAGTTTAAACTTTACTTTCAGTAAGTCATCATAATCATCCAATACATATTTTTCAAAATGTTTGTTAAGTTCACCCTCATCATTTACTGGAAGAACATAGATAGCATTAACACCAGACTTTGATACCACAGATCCTTCTTTTCCTCTATCCCAATCTACTAAACGTACTTTTCTTTGTAGTTTTTTATCTTCAGCAACACTTTTATATATTTCTTTTACTTTTTTCCAATCTATTAACTCATCACCTAATATTAAACTAGATATTGCTGCCCAATAAGCTATATGACTTGGATTTAAGATATTTTCTTCAATAGTTACTGGCATTGAAATTCTATCTGACATAACCTTATCTGCACCAGAACTAAACCAACCACTATGTTTTTCTTTTAGTTTTTTAAGGTCTTCTTCCTTGTTTACAGGATCTATAGTCCATATTTCTTCATTGATTTGTAAATTAGGAAACTCAGCTGAGTTTGGATCTAAAACCTTAACTGCTTTATCCGAAGCTCCTACTTGTACTTTTTCACCTTGATCTATATCATCTACTATAGTACCAAGAGCATGATTTTCATTATCTTCACCACTTGAATTCATCACTTCATCTACCTTAAACTCCCTAAACTTCTTATGATACTTAAGAAAAACAACAGGCTCATCTGTTCTTTTATCTCCAAATTGCCTATACTTTTCAGTAGACTTCAATCTCATTACAGTAGTGTAATTTGTTGACCAACCTGAAGAGTCTACTGTGTGATCTACACCAACTATTTGAAAGATAACTCTCTCCTGATAGTGTCTTGGTAAATAATTTACGGTAAAAAAATCACCGTAAGATAAAAAATTATTACCATATACCTTTAAGGATAGTGTAATAGGCATTACAGGAGAAATACCATTTTCATTAGTTTTTATAAAATTATTTAGTTTAGCAGCAAGAAGTTGTAAGTCTCTCTCACTATTACCATACAAAATTGGATTTCCAGTAGCTTCATCTACATCAGGCATCTGTTGTTCTGTATTATCAACTTCTTGAGATTGGTTACTATCAGAATCCTCTTTTATTTTACTTTTCCTAGCTCTTTTATATCCTTCGTAGTCAAACTTTTGTATATTAGGTTTATTATTCGTATCTTCTTTTAAGAGTTCATCAAGTTTAATAGTTAAAGTAGCTTTTCTTTTTGTTTCAGGAAATATAGGTAAATGTTGTACTTGATACTTCGCATCACTTTGAACAGCATTTAATAAATTAAATTTCATCAACTCTAACTCATCAAAAACTTGAGGTCTTGATTGGTTTCCTATAGCAATCATACTTGACAAACCAGCTTTTGGAGTCTCAAACTTCATATCAAAACTTTGTACTATAGTATTACCAGACGTTAAATCAAATCTCAATGTATCATCATTAGCAGAATTAAATCTATCCATTTCAACATTAATATCTGTAAAGGTAATTGCCGTTTGAGTATCATTCGGTGTAATCATTTTAATATTTATGATGTTACCAGAATCTTCATATATTTCATTAAAAATAAACTCAAGAGCATCGTTAACATTTGTAGACTTTTTAAATGCTTCAGAAATAACTGGTACTGCTATAAACAATTCTCGTAATGGTATTCTTCTTTTTGTTTTATCTTCAGTTGTACTTTTCCATCCATTTGGATTTGTTTTTTCATTATACAATCCTAACGGTTTTCTTTTTCCATTATATGTATTTGGTTTTTGATAGTCGTCATCAGAGAATCCCCATTCATTTGGATATAAAAAACTAAGTAGTTTGTCTTGTTTACGATACTTAAGTTCTTGCATTTTGAATAAATCTTCATCATATCTAATGTAACTATTAATAGAAGTAAAAGATGGACTAAATGGATCTTCTGATTTTTGTTTTGTGTTTTCTATTATTTTACCATCATCATCAATCTCTGCCCATTCGGATATGAAAGTATTTAAAAACTTATCTTCAAATAAACCATATGAAATGTATAAGGCTTCTTTATCAGTTTTTTCATCACCAGCCTCTTGGTCTTGATAAAAAATACCACTTATTTTTCCATCACTAGTTATTCTATTCGCATTTCCTTGAACGTCTCTCGCATCATCAAATGCCTGTCTAACTAAGTCTCTTCTATCTTTATCTGATAAAATAGAATTTTGAGTATATGCTAAATCAGTAGCTACTACATTATTACCAGTTAATTTAGCATAATACCCTAAAATAAGTTCTTCTATTGTGTTGTTAAAAACAAACTTTAAATCATTATCGTCTGTTACACTTCTATCTAATAATCTATAGTTACTAGATACACACTCTAATGTACAATTAAATGAACCATTTTGGTCAACACTAACATCATACTTAACTACTTGACCACCAATAGTAGTCGTAAGACCATCTTGAACTGTATTCTGTTTACTTTGTATTATATCATTCCAAAACTTTTTCATTGATACATCATCTTGAAAATGTAACTTTCCCTCTGGATTATACAACTTAAAGGATTTATCTGACCAACCAAAGTCTATAAAAACAGTAGCGCCTGGTTTTAAAAAGAAAGGTAAGTATATGGTTTCAAAATCATTTTTGTTGTGAACAACAAACTCTACAGTAGTTCTCCTTAAAGCACCTAATGAACCTTCTGATTTTGAGTTAACACTTTTTATACCAGCAGATGGTTTTAAAAGTGGATTATTTTCTAACTCTCCTTTATATTCATACTTTAATTTAAAATCCCCCAAATCCATTGACTCTAGTTCATCATATGATTTGCTTCTATTTTCATTTATACTATAAACAAAGTTTTTTCTATCCCCCTCAGGTAGCCACTTTTTCTTACCATCTTTATCTACAGCCCATTTAACCTTTGTCTGAGAAACAGCAGTCCACATTCTAACATAAGGAGATCTATCTCCTAAATAACTGATAGGATTATCATTGACAGAATCTCCTGGATTTACTTCAAAACTGCCTTGTTGTAAGTTGTTTATATAGTCTTGTACTTCTTTGGGTACATTACTACCAAAAACTCTTTTAGATATATCCATTTTACTTTAGTTGTGCTTGTTCTGTTGAAACCGGTATCCTCAATTGAGTTCCAGCCTCAATATTATTAGATTTTAAATTATTTACTGAAGCAATATACCACCAAAAGTTAGGTGTTCCGTAATACTCTTGTGATAATAAATCACATCTATCGCCAGTAGTAGCAATCAATAGTATATCAGAGTTATCTTCTTCAATTTTTGGTAAGTAAGATGTTCCTATTCTTGATATATTATCTTCATTAATTTTTTCTATATTATCATATCTACCCATTAACTTGCCTCTACTGATTGATAAAATTTACTATCTATAGATGGTGGTCTTTTACCTATTATTTGGTATGAGATAGCAATATTAAAAACTCTTGGTAAATTTTGTAAAGCATTCCAATCACCAGATTCATTTACGGTATAAGAAAGAGATTTTATGTATCCAAACTGACCTTTAGCTTTACTACCAATATGAGCCATATACATTTCTGTAAATGGTGGTTTCATTCTTGTTAATCTATTACCATCATCCATATACTCTGGATAAACTAAAGAAGTTAATCTATTCATTTTTATATACATAAACTCTTCTTCTTTATTATTTTGTGGATAAACAGCTAAGTTAAAACTTATATCCCTTTCAGCTCTTTGATACATATAAACAGGCTCACTTCTTCCAACATAGTCAATAGAGTTCCACGATGGACTCAAGTTTTCTGTAATACCATTTATATATCCTCTAAAATAGATAAAATCATTATCTCTTAAATCTTTAAACCTAACGTAAAAATCACCATCTTCAATAGCTTTTGTAGTTTCTAATGGCGGAGTTGTTTTTATAGCTTCTTCAACACCACTGTTAGAAATCTTATCATCGTAACCATGAGCTCTTACTTCAACAGGACCAACTTTGTAAAACTCATCATGATTTCCTTTACCTGTCAAATCCATGAAAGGAGTTATTTTTCTAGTTGTTTGGTTTCCAATTCTTTCCGATTCTTTTACACCAGCTTTGTTTATTTTATTTTGTTGTTTTCTAAGATAAGTTCTTAGTTTTCCATCTCTCTCCTCATTGATACTTACTTTTTTAACTCTCTGAAGAAAACTTAGATTCCAAGGTTTATCACCAAGATTACCAAATGGTTGACCAGTTCTTGTTCTAGCAGAATAACCTACTGAAAATCTGTTTCTTACTCCACCAAAAATATTACCAACACTTGTTCCGAGAGCACCTAATACTTGATTAAGATTAACTGATTGACCACCTATCTCAAATAATCTTCGGTCTTTAATATCAAGTGTGGCTCTTTTTAATATTAAGTTACTTAAAAGAGCATTATGACCTGGTTGAAATCTAGCTGCTAATAAACCAATACCAGCTGCCTCAAGAATATCACCCACTCTAGCAAATGTTAATTTTCTAGCTTTCTTTAAACTAAGTTTTGGTGGATTATTATGGATAAACTGAAGTAAGTTATCTCTGACAACTAAGTTTCTACCAGCATCACTATTATAAAATGTAAGTAATCTACTTGTACCATTTGGGACAGGATCGTTAGGTTCAGAACCTATTGATGCTATCTGATAAGGTTCGTCTCCTCTGTCACTACCTCTATAAAAAATCTCGTTTGAAGAATATCCTTTTATGTCTAAACCATCAAGATTACCCATACCAGCTCTAACAGTTGGTATTAAAATAGGATTTCCATTTTCATCAAGTCTTCCTGTATTGATTGGTTGTCTATTAGGATTATTCTTATGAGTATTAAGATATAAACTTTCTAATACATAATCTCCAGTACCTAACTGACCAGCAGTACCTAAGTTATTTAAATCTACTTTTCTAACTTGTATGTTACCATCTGGATTTAAAAATGTTGTATTCTGTCCTAACTCATAAGTAGTATTCTGTGGATTACCATCTATAATCTTTTGAGCTAACCTACTAAAAGGTTTTTGTACAACAACAGGTGGTTCATCCAATGGTGGTGGAGTTTGTGGTCGTCTTCTTCTACCACCATCGCCACCTTGATTCCTATTGATGGTATCATCAATCTCTCTACCAAAACCACTATTATATCTATCACCTAAATCTTCAAAAGCCATCTTACATCAATCCATTTCCAGGTGCGTCTCCAAACTCAGCACCTTGTTCTTGAAAAAATACAATATCTCTACCACTTATTTTACCACCTATTTCTACATTAACGTTAGAAGTAGCAGGCGTCATACTACCAGCTGGTCCTGTTCTCATATCATTTACAGGTATTGGATTTGTTGTTGCTAATACAGAATCTCTTGGATTCAAACTAAATACACCAGCAGGTCCCATCATTGTTGTGATACCACCGGGACCAGATGTGAAGTCATTTACACTTTTTGCTTTTGACATAGCAGAGAATAAAGCAGCAACACCACCAGCCGCTAATGCTATAGCAGCGACTGTACCAAATCCTAAAGTAGCACCAGACATTAATCCAGCACCCTTAAAAAATTCAGCAACTGCTAAACTAACAGCTTTTCCAATACTTACAGAACTTAAAGCAATATTTTTTGCCTGAGCAGCTGCTGATGCCAAAGCATGTATTTTCACTGTAGCATAAGCAGCACCTAATGCTGTTAAGGTTCCTGTTAAAACTGGTCCTAAAAGATTCATCTTTTCTAATCCTTGTAAAACAGATGCAATAGGTGATAATAAAGCATTTAAACCACTTGCTATTACACTTAACACAGGACCTACAGAGTTAACTAAAGTAGCACCTAAAGCAGCAAATTGTCCTGATAATTTAGATATATTAGATATGCCTTCTTCTCCTAATAAATCTTCAAAGTTACCAGATGCCATAGCTCCACTTAAGGTTAACTTATCACTCTGCCCAACTAATTTAGCCATTTCTCCAACTGAAACACCAATCGAATCGGCAAGGGCTTTTCTTTGTATTAAATTTAAATTTAAGAAATCTTGTTCAGAACCAACTTGTTTTACAACTTCTTCCATAGCACCAGCTATATCACCACTAAGAGCAGCTTCTCTTGCCTTCTGAAAATTAAGTTGTTTTCCTAATAATACTGATGCTTCTACCTCTTTCGTAATAGAATTTTCAAAATCTAATAATCCTTCAGCAATTTTAGCGGTCTGTGATAGTGATAATCCCATTCGTCTTGCTTGAACAGCCGCTTCTGCTATATTATTACCACCATCTTTTGTAAAAAGAGCAATCTCTTCAGCCGAACCAGCTATGTCCTTCATTACAGCAGACGGAGCAACTCCAGCTTGTCTGGCTAATTGAAACGCTCCTTCAGCAAGTGTTTCGGCCTGTTCTGCTGATAGATTAGCAACTTGTGTCAAAGAACCAAATAAGTTAGCACTTTCATCTGCTGATAGTCCTAAAGCTTTACTCGTATCAAAAACTTTAGATGATAACTTAGCAGCTTCGTCAACATTCATACCAAAACTTGATGCTAATGTATTTGTTATGGTAGCTACATCTTGTATACCACCACCAAGTTTTGTTGCTTCTACTGATGACCTTAGTAAATCTGTTTGAAACTCTTTACCCATTACAGGTAAACTACCAAATTGTTGTCCTATAGTATCTATCGCTGTACCAAACTTTTTTGCTATAGAAACCAAAGAAGAAAAAATTGCTGTTACTGTAATAGCATCTCTAAATTTCTTAGCTTTTTCAACTAAACCTTCATATATATCCGCCTTGACATCTGCTAAGTTAATACTCTCACCTTCTAGTTTTAATGCCTGTATATTACTTTTTATTTGTTCTGTTATTGCATGATTAAAACCTTTTTGAAACCTTCCTTTTTCATCTCTAGCAGTTTTTAACTTTTGCTCTTGTTGAACAATTGTTTTTCCAATATCAAAAAGTTTCTGTGCTGACTTTTTAGCATCCTCATCTCTCCCTTTCATTTCATTTAAAATTTTAACTCTATCTCGTAAAGCAGTATTCATTTTTCCCTGCTTATCTAAGCTAAATTTTAACAAATCACCTAATTGTTGGGCAATATTATTACCCTCTTTCATGGCGTCATTTGCTACCTTTTGAGCAGCTGCTATTTCTTTAATTTCTCTTGCTGATTGTGCCATGTTTATATTTTATATCTATCTATCTTTATTGGTTTTGCTTTAGGATCAACAGCTTTTCTTTCAGCATTAGCTGCCTTTTCAAAATCTGAAATAGCCTTATTAAGTTTTTTAACTTGTTTCTTGAAATCTTTATTTTTTTTTAAAGATTTATTTAAAAAAAGTTTTTTAACTATCGTGTCAATTAAACCTTCTTTCAGTATTGATTTATTATCCATATATGACATGATGTAGTTCTCCTATAGTTACATTAATAAATATAAAGAAAAGAACTATTTAGGAGAAAATCTACGAGGTATTGTTGGTGTAGATTTTTGTTGTGATTTGTCAATCTGTTCTTTTTCTTTTTTCTTTAAATCCATAAACTCTCGTAAATAAAAGTTCTTTAGATGTACAGGCATATTATAGACATCACTAAATGTAAAGCCAGGTGTCCCATAGATAAAGTAAAATATAGATTGATGTATGTCTAACTTATTAGATGGATTTAGGCCAAAAAAACTCTACTGTCAACGGAATTGACACGCTAACAGACTCACCTCCTATTTCGATTTCCGATGTCAAATCAATATCGGGAGAAATCTCTTGTATATAATTTCTCAATGCCACAGAGTCACGAGCCAACATATTTTGTGAAAAGGCAGTTATTGTTTCTGGTTTATTATCCCCATCCACTTCAGTAATAGTATAACGAAGTCTTGTTGATATTTCAGCATTATACCCAAACTTCTTTGTTTGTTCTAAATCTTTTTCTATTTGTTTCTCTTCAACACCTGTAAGAAGTTTAAACTTTATTTTAGTTTTACCAATGGGTGTTATGAAGTCAAAAGAGTTATCACTATAATCTATATCTTCTGAAATAGTTTTAAACGGACATTGAGATAAATCAAATGTATGTTCTACTTGTTGGTCAGGATTTTTTGGATTTGTTACCTCAGCAGTATACTCTGGACCATAAGCAAGAATACGACATGCTACTAACACAGCATTCTTATCACCTAAAACGAGATGTTCTTGTTTAACACCTTTTGTAACAATCAAACTATCTAATAGTTTATCAATAACCACACCTTTCTTAATAAGGTTTTCAGACATAAGGATGTCTTCTTCCTTCGTGGTCATATATTTGATTTCTAATTTACCTTCAGCAAGTGGGGATTCTTTTCCATATACTTTTCCACCAGACGGTAAATCTATAACTTCCGTAGGGAACTTGTGTTCTGACATTATAACTCCTTGTTGTATTTAATACAACGATTTTTTAAAATTCAAGTATAGCGTAATCGTACCTTAATGTAAGTGTGATTTCAACAGGATTAGAATCACTAAAATCTAAATCACCGAAAGCAGCATCTTGTATCATAGTTCCATACAATGTCCACTTCTCAACGATATCACCGACAGGTCCTAAGACTTGAAAGGTAACATTCTTCTTATAGAAATCAGAGTATCCGTCTCTACCAGTAGCACTCTCATGATGTAATCTAATCCATTCAATAACAGATGAAGCAGCTGATGGTACAATCGGGTCGTAAAGAGTAATCTGTAGAGTTTGCCATCTACCTTTACCTTTTACATATCTTGTAACATTCATATGTTCCAATTGAACTTCGTCAAAGGTGATTTGTGGTCTTTGTGCTGTCTTTATTGTAAAGGCAGGTATACCAGCAATCTCCATAATAAAACGATTTTTCAGTTTCGGTTCATATGGTGTGTAAAATATTTTATTCGATTCTAAAAGTTCAGCCATTTGTTATCTCCTATGATAATAAATATCAAGTTTTCAAAAATTACTCAGGAAAAGCAGCTCCTGTTGGTTGTACAACAAAGTCCAATACGATAAACTCAGCAGTTCTTGTAGGTTGGATAAATATCTGACCTACCAACTGATTTCTATCAATGGTTTCCGCTGTGTTGTTTGAATCATCCATTACTACTCTGAAAGCATTTAGACCTTGATTAGCCTGAACTTGTTCCATATAAGGTTGAACAGTGTTCAAGAACTGATTTCTTAGGTCTGTTGTGTTTTGTTCAAACACAAGTCCTCTTGAAGAGTTAGCAACGAACTTCTTAAGATTGATTAACAATCTTCTTACATTTACTCGGTCAAGAGCAGAAGCTTTCTTCTGTGTTGTTTTCTGTCCAAAGACAGTAACACCTTGACCAGGAAAAGTAGCAATCGGATTGACATTTGAATCGTAAAGATCATCACGATTCTTCTGTGTTAATTTTTTGTATGCCTGAACAGCACTATCAATACCACCTCTATTCAAACCGGCAGGCGCAAACCAAGGTTGTCCAACGGTATCATTAAAGTGATATACACCAGCAATCACAACTGATGGTGGTACATATCGATTCACACCAGCGGTGGCATCTTGAATCTGTATCCAAGGATAATAGACCGCAGAAAAGCTTGAGTTACGAGCTTCTGTGTTGGTTTTTGCATTACTTATGTTAGAAGTTAAGGCAACATTATCATATACTAAGAAACAATCACCTCTATCCTCACACATTTGTATTGCCTGTCCTATAATAGAATTATGATTAGAATCTACAGCTTGGTCTATCACACCAGGTAAAAATAATAAATCAATATCATATTCATCTTTATTATTCAAAAGACTTATAGCGGTTGCATAACCACCACCTTGACTCACACCAGCTGGCTTTACTGCAGAGAGTGACATGTCAATACCTTGTGAATTGTCACTATCTATATCACCGTAAAATTTAAATGGGTGTTTTTGATTTTCATCACCATTTGAACCGGCAGTTTGACCAGTTTGTGTGCCCACTTGAGTGTTACCGGCTATATCTGCACCACCACCAAAAGCACCACCATAACTTCCACTACCAATTGCTGGAAAGAAAGAGCCCGAATCAGAAGAATATGCAGAAGTTACATCACCATTTTCATCTAAATAATTTGGTGTTTTGTTTGAATCAGGAAAATTACTAACCCTAACAAAGTTTGACTGATTTGGATAATCACCACTTGGTCTTACAAATGCTACCCCTTCTTCAACAACAACAGTTGATGTTTGATTACCTATTCTCTTTAATATGTAGTTTGGAGACTCTGGATCAAAATTTAAATTTTCATGAGTTTCAATTATACTCTTTTTATTTTCTGTATCATTACCTTGACGAAGCACTAATGTGAATGTCCCTTTAGATAAATTTCTTTGAGATATTTCATAACGAAAGTTATCAGCTCTTCCACCATAACTACCAGAAAGAAGTAAGTCATTAGTTGAGGAATGTGTTCTAACTGGTAATAAATTATCAGTTCCAAAGTTTGAGCCAGTCCCAACAAAATTATTAAATTGAGGTCCATCGCCTAGTGCTTCAAGAGTAAAGAATTCAGCACTACCCGAACTATTTCTTACAACCGCAGTAGCTTTGGCAGTATTACCTTCAGATTGTGCAACTCTTATGACTGTTAAAGGACCACCTTGTCTTAGATACTCTTTAGCAGTATGTGATGTTAAGTATTGATATTTGTCACTACCACTTTCTATCAACTCACCGAATATATTGACATACTCGGAATAAGAAGTAACTACTGTTGGTTCAAGGATAGGACCTTTTACTGTTGGACCAACAACAGCTGCTCCAATTGGACCAGCAGTTGCGGGTAAAAATGATTGGTCTATTTCATTTGTAAATACACCT